CTTGGGCGGCTATGCAGATACGGAGACAAGAAGTTGTTCAACCAGCGTTTTATTAAAGATTCATTAGAGCGTGCTATCTCTACCTTTGCTCAGGCGTGGGTAGCTGCGATGGCAGTGCCCGGACCAGATTGGTCTGACTCATTGAAGGTTGCCGGTGTTGCGGCCCTTGTATCTATTGGTAAGGCTGTTGCTGCCAGAAAAGTGGGAGATCCAGAAACAGCAGCAATTACCAGCTAGAAAGATGAGGCTTCCCGGTGCCTTCACCACCTGCTGTCAATCCTTACAACAAAGACGAGATTGAATATCAAGAGCCGGGGTTCGACTACGCCCCACAATATCCGGGTACTTATAACTACAGTCAATCAGGGATTCAGTACAACGAACCCAATTTTACTTATGTAAAACGTGATGTGACAATATCTGCTAGCACGATTGCGTGTTCAGCGGATTTGTCGCTCACGTTTGCATATGTTTACACACCGAAACGTCCGGGTGGCGTAGCGTATAGCTCAGGTTATGACTACAACAAGAGTGGCTTCACTTACCCAGAACGTGACACCTCGATACCCGACAACCGTATCTTGGTGGATTACAACCAGTCGGGTGTTGGCTATTCTCAGCCTACCGATACTGGCCTTACTGTGGCGGCGATTGCGACACCGGCCACAATCGGTGTTACGACGACGTTCTCGGCTAGCCCATCGGTCCCGGCAACAGCTACTCCATCAACGGTCGCCTGTCCGGTAGTAATCGTTTCAACAGTTACTGCCAACCTAATCGTCGTACACGCTGGCATAGAACTCCCAGCTACTCTCCCCACGGCGGCAGTCTCAGCGGTCGCTACACCGGCTACAGTGGCGGCTGCGGCGACGTTCCCCGGTCACACGCTCTACATCACTGTGGATGCAACGCCGGGAGTGGTTGCTACTACGGCAGCTTTACCTTCTCCAACAGTCAGCGCCAACTTTACATTCGCAGCTTCTACTATTGCTGCTACTACCACAACGGGTGCCGAACAAGTTTATCGCTTACTCATTATGCCCACAGCAAACACACTTCCACGTATAGGTATACCTGAACAATCGGCACCTGCCGCTCGTGCTCTTATGCGTCACTTTGCTCCGGGTGCCCAAGGTGAGAATGTATTTATAATCAATGGTTCTACAGTACAATCACATTTGCCAGCGGATTGGGCCACAGTTACTCGCTGGATTTATGGTGGACATGAAAGCCCACGTGATTTAACAGCAGCAGAAGAAACGGTTCTTGTGGGAGCCGGTTATTCTTTTAGAGTAGGACCAGAATAATGCCAATTTATGTTTACCGTTGTCTCGATTGTGGGTTAAACCACGAGATTCGTCACGGGTTCGATGAAACTTATGACGGTGTTTGCGATACGTGTAAAGGTACTGTCCGCAAATACTTCGGTGAAGTTCATATTGCTGCGTCAGCTACACCAACAAGAGGTATGCATGATGGTAAGGCGATTGATTGGAATGGATCTAAAGCTAAAGAAAGAGATAAAGAAAGGGATATGGCAGCCTATAAACGCCTCCGATCTGAAGGTCTTCAGCCAAAGAACATTGACGGCGCTGCCAAAATGGAACGAGAAGCCTCAACCTCCCACGAAATCACAGCAGGAACGCTTCTTCAAGGACCGGATACAGAAAAGAAACGTAAAGAACGTGCCCTTAACGACGTTCTCGGGAGCACATAATGACTGCACAAACATGGATCGATGAAACAAGAGACATGCTCTTGTCGGGTTATGTCGAAGAACTTTTACAAGTAAGCGCTCCTCTTGTGGAAAACGCAACTGGTACAGCGTTCAGTATCGGTGAAGCCTCTAACTCGGGGATTGTAAAAGGTGTCATTATAGAAATTAATGAAGAACTTATGTATGTGACTTCCGTTGATGGTACTACTGTCAACGTCATTCGCGGCTACGGCGGATCGACTGCTTCTACTACCGGCCATACAATTAATTCTTTGGTTCGGGTGTCTCCTAAGTTCCCCACACACCGGATTATTGATGCAATTAACCACGATCTTCGTGATCTTTCTTCCCCTGATTCTGGTTTATTCCAGATCAAGACAACAAGTTTCACATACAACGCAGCAATCGATGGCTACGATCTCGCAGGTCTTACCAGCGAAGAAGTCCAATCGATCTATTCAGTAACTTATGCACAAGTTGGTGTTGAAGCTAGAGAACCAGAAGTTATCTCTTGGAAATTGCGACGCAACAGAGACACAGCTTCTTTTAGTAGCGGACTCGCATTAGTTTTATATGGAACTGCATGGCCCGGAAAGAAAGTAACTGTTAGTTACAAGTCGCCATTCACAAGTATAACCAATGGTTCCACTGCCTTATCTACAGTCGGACTTCCCACTACCGCTTATGATCTACCACCTTTAGGTGCAGCTATGGCCTTAATGACAACTCGACCCATACGCCGAGAGTTCCTAGATGCTGAAGGTACTTCAAGAATGGCAGCGGAAGTACCACCGGGTGCCATATCTGCATCATTCCGTGATTTGATGGGACGACGACAAGCAAGATTGCGTGCAGAGTCAGCACGCCTCGCCTCAATGTACCCCCAAAATCTAAAAGAAAATTCTATAACTCATCCGGTTGGCAACTGGGGTCGTTACTGGTCGTGAGCTTTAACTCTGAATCTCTCCCTATCGAATTAGATGGTGTCTCTTATCTATTAGACACCACTCAATATCGTCGTACAACTGTTCCTGTTTCTCGTCAACAGCGAGACAACAGTAGAGAAGCTGGCGAGAACACACTAGATACAACTGGTGCGTGGGTTAGATCTCAAACGGATTGGTCGCATGGTGCCGGTCAACTTTATTTAGATAACGAAGACTCTGATCGTCGTCGCTTTTATTCTTCCCAAGGAATTGATGTATGGACCAAGGGTCAAATAACTTTACTTCCTATTACACAAACTCCCTCAGGTACTAACACTCCAACATTCACAACTGGTGAAATCATTGTTGAAGCTGTGACTAACTCTTCAGGTGTCGAATACCTTTATGTAGCGCAAGCGAACAAACTATTTTGGACAGCAAACCCAGAGGGTTCTTCCCCTACATGGAACGCATCAGCCGGTATCACAGTAGGTGGCACAGTTACTAGCCTTACAAGTGACGGCACGAACGTGTATATAGGATTTGATGGGTCAATCGTTGCTGAACAAACAGTTATAGGTAGTGGTACGACTTCCGCATTTGGATCTTTAGACCCTAATCTTATTAAGATTGTTAGCGGACGTGTCATCGCAGCCGACGACAACGCTATCTATGAGCTTGATGCTGCCGGAGCTAAAGCAAGTTCTTCCTTAGATTATTCTCTGCCTTTAACTAGCAGTAAATGGGTATCAGTTACATCAGGTGCATCAGGTATTTTTGCTGCGGCTAATACAGATAACACTGGAAGTATTTACTACATCGGTGTCAACAACAGTGACGGGACTCTCAATGTTCCCATCATGTCAGCGAGTGTCCCCCGTAATGAAACCATCAACGAAATCATGGCTTACGGAGGCGTTCTCGGAGTGGCTACTAGCCTTGGATTTAGGCTGGGCTTAATCGATCAACAATCAAACTCTATTATTCTTGGCCCAGTCATAGATACTGGTGGCGCAGCCTATTCCTTAGAAGCTGACAACAAGTTTATGTGGTGGGGCACAGACTACGGCACTTGTTACAGGGCAGATCTTTCCACGTTCACCAATACTCTTGTTCCTGCTTATGCATCGGACTTAGTGTCAGCAGAATCGGCAACAGCTAGTGACCTTACTAAGTCTTTAGCTCGAATAAATAACAGTGGTAACCCTAAATTGTTTATGGGTATAAAAAGTTCTGGCGATGCAGTACTACAACGTGAGCATTACAACAACGAACGAGTTGCATCAGGCACACTGATCGCTGGCGAAATCACATGGTCAACTGTCGTACCCAAACTCTTACGATCCGGTGTCATCGACCTCGACAGATCCCAATTCGAGAATCTAAAAACTGATTACCGTGCAAGCGATACCGACTATGCATCAGATATTACCTACACACTCGGCCCTGAAACAACCACACCAGTCGGCAGTATTACTTTGACAGCTAAGAATGGTGCTAATACTGCTGCAACTATACCTTCATCAGGTTCTCTTAAAACTGGTATCCCTCAAACCTTTTCTTTCTCAGACAATATAGATACCGCAGTATCGTATGACTTGACTGTCACCATTAGCAGATCAGGTAGCGACGCCACAAAAGCTCCAGTCTGCCATGATTGGCAACTAACAGCAGTCGCAGTTCCTCGTAGAATCGATGAGATTATCCTACCCATAGTTCTACGTCGCAATGTTCTTACTGCACGTAACTCTGGTGCTCCTGTCCGTTTGGCAGCAGGCGCTAGCTTTACCAAGCTCCGTTCTCTTATGGAAGCAGGTAAAGCATTAAGTTATAAAGAAGGAGATCGTTCTGAAAACGTGACGATAGAACGATTAGAGATGCAACCCGAACGGCTATCCGACGATGGAAGCTGGTGGGAAGGTACGCTAGTAGCACGGCTTCTGACAGTTCCTACATAGCCGTCACAAGGGTATGGCTAAAGTTCTTTTCTTCGATATAGAAACAGCACCCAACTTATCTTACGTTTGGGGGCAATGGCAGCAAGATGTCATCGACCATGACCGAGAATGGTACATGCTTTGCTTCTCATACAAATGGGAGCACCAAAAGAAAACGCATGTAGTTTCTTTAGATGACTTTGATCTTTATAAAAAAGATCCAGAGAATGACTTCGATGTTGTCTACAAACTATGGCAACTCTTAGACGAAGCAGACATAGTGATAGGCCACAACTCGGACGCATTCGATATCAAAAAAGCAAATGCACGATTCGCTTACCATAACCTTGGACCCACTAGCTTCTACCAAACTGTTGACACTTTGAAGTTAGCCAGACGCCACTTCAAATTTAATAGCAACAAGCTAGGACATCTCGGAGAACATCTTGGCTTAGGTGGGAAAGAAGCTACAGGAGGATTCCAAACATGGGCAGGTTGTATGAAGGGTGATCCTAAAGCATGGGCAACCATGAAGAAATACGCCAAGCAAGACGTAGATCTTCTCATTGATGTCTACGAAAGACTTCGCCCGTGGGCTACCAACCACCCCAATAGAAACGTGATCGACTCAACCTCACATGCGTGTCCCACTTGCGGCAGCAATAACTTGCAAAAGCGCGGTAAGAGACAGACTCGGACGATGGTTTATCAGAGCTATCAGTGTAACCGGTGTCGTTCTTATTGCAGGGAGAGGATAGCCATACTCGCCCCTCGTCCCGAAGTGGTTTAGTCATAGCTAAGGATACGTGCCTTACATTTTGTGCATCTACATTTGGCTATCAAATATGTGGCAAGAAAACCATGACGTTTAAAATCAGACGGTTCCCATTCCGTCCAACCACGTTCGTTTACTATCACTAGTAATCTTCAGGGTTTTGTGAATCTCTCTTTATTTGTTCTGCTATACGAGTAGCTGTATCTTTATCGAGTACCCATTCCCGTATAGCTTTGTCGCAGATTATTGCATACCCATTGATGGTCGGTCCTCCGACTATTCGGGCTGGCGTTTCTTCGATTGTTACATCCATCGTTATCTCCAATCACGATGCCGTAAGTTATTTTACCACGTTAAGTGGGATAAAGGGCAGGACACCGGGGTAGAAAGGAGAGAAAGCCCCCGGTGTCCCTTTGCCGGTAACGACACCGGTTAGCCCTTAGAGTTCAAGTTAGCTCGCAATTCACGTAGTCTTCTAATGTTTTCTTCTCGTGGAAGGTACTCCCGTTCAATAGGTTTTACTTCCATTTTCTCTCTCCGAATCATAGCGTCATAGACTTGTCGAAACTCAGAAATCGCAGGCCAATATGGATAATCACGAACAAGTTCGTTGATGCATTGAGTCGCTGCTGTTTTCTCTAAGTTCATTAACGAGGAATGCCATAGCTTTAATGTACCTTCAGGTACTCGGCTTGACTTCCACCACAACTGCGACATCAACAACAATACTTCGTCAGCTTCATCATCATTCATGTAGTGACGGCTCCTCTAGTCGCATGATCCACGTCGGTGTTGGCATGAAATGTTCTGCATAATCAGCAGCAGAATCAAACCCATTGAAAGGCCCATGAACTTCATAGCCTTCACTTAGATTACCTATCAGCACAACACGAGGATCTGTAAGTTCCGGGTTCTCTCCCCATCGGTCATAGTTTAAGCTCGCTTCAATGCTCACGATGCCCTCGCTCTAAGGATTTGTTCTCTAGTAAATGCATCATGTTCCACCAGAGGAGTATCACGTTTAGTTCCCTTTCGTTTCTTTACCCTGTCTTCTTCGCCATGCGCTCGCCAAGCATCCCGACATCCGGCACACCTGCATCCGTTGGCGTAGTTGTTAGCAGAGGGTTTACCTTTGCATCCCTTTCTCACCTTTTCTTTCCCTTCTTAATCTAAGAATACGTTTGCCTAGTTTTCCGTATCTATCTTCTTGTTCTTCTTTCTGTTTTCTTAACGCTGTTTCAAACGCAGACTCAGTGAATGCCCACGTTGTGTCCAAAGCTAAGTAGCAATCTTCCAATGTCCATCCAGCGTTCAATGCCAGTTCAACAATATGTCTGATCCGTGCTGGTTTAACTAAAGGTTTTGCTTTCTGTCCTTTCCACCAAGTATTGAGCATCTCGGCGGTATCAGAAAAAGCTGGTGCTTGTGTTACCTCCAGCTTGATTAGCTCCCCCATCTATTCTCTCCTTAATGAGTTGTGCAAAGTTGTGTAATTCCATGACGACATAGGCTCCGCCTGTTCCGACGTTCCGGCGCTTCACTAAAGCAGCAGCAAACTTTGCTTCAGCGTTCACTCGTTCTTGCTCTGTCTCTTTCATTATCTGGGACAAAGAAGATAAAGCGTCCTTCCTATTTTTGCATTCAAATACAAACTCAGGAAGATCGAGACACTTTATATCACCTACATCTTTAGTCCCGACAAGAGGCAGCCGCATGAACTCATGCTTGGTGTAGCTCTGCAAGTACCGAACGCATTCGGTTTCCCATGCAGTCCCTTTTTGTTTTGATTTGCTCATTAGTTCTGATCGTCAGGCAAGTATTCTTCACGGTCATTATCCATGAAGAAAAGTTGCATCCCATTTTGTATTAAGAAAGAACGAGCTTGCTGCAATTTATTGTTCGGGTCCATGTCATATCCTGATGGATGATGGTCAAACTGTTCAACCATTTTCATAGCTTCTAAATCAAATTGATCTGCAAATTCTTTAGGTACCACTACTGAAAAGATAGTTACATCTTCGTTCAGTATCGGTATCAGAATGCTATGTTCATCCATTAGAAAGGCTCCGTATCATCCTCGATTTCGAACCCTTTTTGAACAGTCGAAACTGCGTGTTCAGCTACCGTATCACTTCTAGAACCCCTTGGTTCCCACCTCCACGAAGGCCCAGCATCATCAGCATATAGACGCAATTTTTTAGTTGTCTTGCCTTCTTTATTGGTCCATTCATCTTCTTTCATGCGACCTTTAATTATGACTCGCTCACCTTTTGATAGCTCAGAAATACGTTCAGCTAATGTATTAAAACATTTAACGTCGAACCAATGCGTAGCCTTAGTATCATCTCTACCCGTTGTCACAGCAACAGAAAACATTACGTTTGCTGTCCCTGATTTAGAGAACCTTAACTCAGGTGCCTGCCCTATATTTCCTGCAATGGTGATCTCACTCATTGTCTTCCTCTCTTTTGTTTAATATGTCAGCAAGAACGTAGTTGCCGTCTTGCTTATGCCAGAGATGTAGACCTAAGCCAACCCTCATAGCACACCTTTTAATTCCATCGGATGCACATGCTTTTAAACGTGCTCCATCTGTCTTCCAGTTGTTCGGATTTTCGCACTCACCAACCTCTTGTACCGAGGTAACTCGTCCATCAATCTCAACAGTAAGAGTGCAGAGGCAACCAGTGAGAGTACCATCAGCATCCCTAACAACATCATCAATATGAAAATCATATGGCCCCAGTATTCCTAATAGAAACTGTGTAACTATCCCGTGTGGCACGTACGCTGCTGCGAACTTGCCCGGTTTAGTTTCCACATACCGATCTGAAAATGGAGTAGCTAATTTAGATAGCTGACTCATAGTATTCTCCTTTTGTTTTAAGTATTTCGCTTACCGAATCTCCCATTGGTATCTCACATAGTGAACGGTGAGAGCAATAGTTACATTCCCAAGGGAGTTCTTCATCATTCCAAAGAGTTCTTAACCCTTCAGGTATTTCATTGTTAGCTAAAGAAGTCCCAGCTTGTAGCGCTTCTTCAGACATAACAAAATTAGTTATCTGTCTTAATGTTGCACCACTCTGTTCAATAACATCGTCGATGTCTATGATCCACTCAACCATGTCACCTGCACGAGCACGATCTTTCCACTTGCCCGGTGTTGCATCAGTACATACATAGATTATGTGAATGAAGTTGTAATCCAAACCCATAGCGTATGCCGCAGCTTGTAATAGATGTTCTTCTTTGGGTCCATCACGTCGAGCCATCCGAAACCCATAATTTCTCATGGTTTTTATTTCGATAACTACACGTTCACTATCTTTGTTTGTATAGATACCATCCGTATGGCCTGATCTCATGTACTCCGGCATTGACACTGGTACTTCAGCTATAAAATCTTTAAACGATTCGCTTTGTTGCAGTGCACACTGGATCTGATGATGCAATGTGTTACCAATTTCTCTAGCTACTAGTCCATTGACTGCATTGTCATAGTCAACTGTCGAAGCTGGTAGTCGCAGCCCATCATAGATTTGTTTTCTAATACATGATCCGACACTCGAAGCTCTAAGAAAAGACCCATCTGCTGTGGGTTTTATCTCATCAGCCATGCCGAGGTCAGCTATGGCCCATCGAGCCATCTCTATCTCTTGCATATTTACCTTTCTGATATCAGTTTATCAGTTTCTTCCACAAGTCCAGAGCTTCCAAGCCCCTTTAGTGTTGTAAATATGGTGAGCCATTGCGGTATTTGTTGGTATCTCATACCGCTTGGCCCACATTTTTTCACCGAAAATATCTGCCCAATAAAATTCATTCACTTGGAAATGTCCATGATCCACACCGTTGTAAGCCCGAGGATTGCCTAGCGATTCACACCACACAATTCCCAAAGCACGTACACAATCGCTGTCTTCCCATTCATATGAGCAAACAGATTCAGCGATCTGAACCTGCTCTTGTGGAATTTCCACGAAAGAAGCAAAGTCTAGAATCCGCCAAATAGCTAGCCAGACGTTCATCTAGTTGCCTCTAGCTTCATCTATTTTTTGGTCGCACCAATCAGACTCAGCAATCTCCCGAGCTTCAAGCATCTCTTCATACTCTTCTTCGGTGAGGTCTGCGTAAGGATCATCGGGCGGATCATCACTTAAATAAATCATTCCTCAAACCTTTCACCATCTACAGTTAAGACTTTGGCATTGCGTACTTCATTAGCAGCAAACGTCCAATGCTCACTGAACTCAGGTAAGTCGTCATTCTCACATGCGTTTATTACCTCATGGATTGCATCATCCAACTCTGCTTCTTCAGAGTTAATAGTGACCAACCAATACAAGGTTTGACCTACCTCAACTTCAAATGTCCGTGACATTATTCTCCTTTGCTTTGTTTTATTTGACGATCTATCTCATCCCACATTAATTCTGGCATTTGAGATACGTCTTTCCCGTAGCCTTTCGTTGTGCTACGCCACATATATTGAGGTCCAGCATGGCGCTCGGGCCTGATAGATGGACGAGTTTCTTGGGTATGACACAGCAAGCACACCACTGGTTCAATCATCCCAGCTTTTTGTGCTCGCTTCATCATCGGGCCAAGCAACCTGCCATTTTCCAATGTGACTCCGGCAGCTTTTAATTCTTCGTGGACCTCATCGCTTGTCCATTCAACATAAGTATTAAACTTTTTATAGCACCGTTGAATGGCTTGCTTTACTGCCAGTTTTTGTGATGGCTTCGCATATGTTTCAGCTATTGCCATGCCTCGGTCACGTTCTTGTTGACCAGTCATGTTCTTACTAATACCTTCGCTGCTTTCTCAGTCATCGGCAGCTTCCCGAACATTACGTTCGCTTGATGTCTGCGAGTACGATCTCGGCTGCTCTTAATACCTTTAACTGATTTATCTTTTTGTTCCCACGCTTGGACAGCCATGAGTGCACCCCATCTAGTGTTACGCACTCCAGCTATATCTTCATCGGTATGGAACCTCTTGTTTAGATCAGCTTTAGTATTAGACCATCGAGTTAGCTTGTTGTAATAACCCTGCTTGTTCTCGTTAATCGCACCATCTTTCAATGATGGAGACGGCATGTGCCCAATCAAATCAACAACTAACTGATCCCATTGGTGATCGACAAACTCTTGGTTAGCCATCCGCTCAATCTGTGCAGCGTATTGTGTATGACGTTCATACCCTTTACACAACTCTTCAACAGCTTCTTGCATCATGCCCTGTGGATCACCCATCTTCTTGAACTTGAAGACAGCTTCTTTATCTAAGACATTCCACTTGAATGTGTTCGCACATACAACGGCTGTTGCTGATTGAGTAGCGATCAAAGGAACTTTCTTGTCGTGACCATTGCCGATGTTGAACATCGACTCAACCTTCGACCAGCCCGGTATATTTATTTCGTCTTTAAACTTTAAAGATACATACCCGACAGCACCATTGTCATACGTGCCTACTGATTCGATAGTCTCAACTAATTCAGTATCAATAAGCATTCCAGTTAAGTCATCAGCTATGAACCGATGCTGAACTATCTGATATTTACTACTAACTTCAGCATGAGCAAACGGATAGTGCTTCATCTTCAAGACATCTCTGCCTTCAAGAACTACATCTACTCCATCATGTTTAATATTTATAGGGTGACGTTCAACTTCACACCAGTCAAAAGCCTCACGAGCTTTTTTCCAGTTGATGTGACCTACATTCCCTAACCTATGCCAAGGAGTCAACGCATACAAAGCGTGCTTGGCATCCAATTCTGTCATCCGATGTGACATTTCTTTCTCCCTTATTTTTGAGATCTTCAGGAGAGGGGACGCTAGGGCATCCCCTCTCCCTTTCTTGCAACTATTAGGTAACGCCCCATGTCTCCCCTTCAGAAGCCGTGGTGCGGACATCCAATAGCTACGTCCTAGAAGCGGCGACCTTTCCATGTTTCTTCGGTCACGCCTGCGTCTAATAATTTGATTGCCATTTCTTTGGCACGTTCTTCAGCTTCACGTTCCATGTCATCAAGCATGGACCCGATGTCGCTATCGATATGGTTGTCTAAAGCGAGCAACTCAAAGTAAGTACCCCGATCAGCGTCCCCGTTTTCTTGCAGATCTTCTAATCTTTGTTGGATATAAAGTCTGATTCCCTCTGCTGTACTGCAATCAGGAATCCTTATAGTCTTCGCATGTATCTTCATGCTTCCCTTTCGTTTAGTTTAATTATATCAGATGTGGCTGCCGTTCCGTGACTGATTGTGACATAACACATCGAAACTCCCATGACTTAACTTAACTGCCGTGACTTAACGCTGCAAACCTTGCCGCGGACCACCTCGACGTAACAAGGCACCACTGCCGTTGCTGCCACTGCATAGCTTGACTGTCCCCAGCGCAGGGCTTCTCGCCTTGCCTCTACGGAACACGACTGCCTCACCAGAGCACCCCTCAACGGGCCTGACCCTAAGATAACTGGACTGCCATGTCGTAACAGGAGCCGCCTTGCCTAGAAACTACTGTCCAC